ACCTGGCGGCCATGGGAGCATCGCAGATACGAAGTGGATAGAGCCATCCTCCAGGTAGAAGCCAATATAGATGTAGGTCCTGAGTATAGTGTTGATTTCTTAGAACCGAATTATGCACTTACGCCAGAAAGTGAGATTATGCTCTGGTCATGGCGCTTTGATCGAGGACTTGCCACACCTGAAGATTGGTTTGATTATCACAACCCAGATGCTTCACCCGCTGATAAGCAGAAATTCTCTGAGATGCAACAGAGCCAACAAGTCGAACCAGCACCACAAAACAGATTACTAAATATCTTAACCAATGACAATAAACCAAGCAGTTGAATCGTATGAATTGCAAATTGAACAAGTTACAGAGCAATTTGTACAGGATATACAGGATCTAGAAGATGACGGCCTATCAACAGAAGAGATACTGGTTATTATCGCTGCGATTGACTTTGCGGCCTATTTTATTGAAGAGTTGGGCTTCATTGCCGGACATAATGCCTACATGGCTGCGACAGAAGACATTCTTAGCAATTTGCCGTTTTTTGGGGCTACAACAGAAAAACAACTCTTGGCTCTCCAGAATATCCAACGACTCAACATCGAGAGTATGAGTAGGCATATAGCTGCTAATATGCAAGCAAGTATGGCACAAGGTATTTCAAGTGGATTAGGAAGGGCAGATATGTCTGCACTGATCAAGTCCAATATCAAATCCACTGTTCCCAGGATTGACAATATTATTGGCACACAGTTATCCAATTATGAGCGTGCTATTGTTATGCAGATGTCTGCTGATCTACCTGAGAATCAGTTATATGGTTATATGGGTCCACGAGATGAAAAGAATCGTCCTGTGTGTACTCAGTTTTTAGATTCATCTCCAATGACAAAGAGCGAGATCCGAGCTGTTAAATCTGATGCAATGGAGACGGGTGGTGGAATTAATTGCAGACACACGTTTATGCCAATCGATGTTTAATTTTTTAAATATGCTCAAGTTCTCGAAGTCCGATATAGGCGCAATGGCTGAAAGGACTTTAAACCGCCACAAAAGGCAGATTGTTTCCGGCAAAGATGCAGATGGAGAGTCATTCAAGCAGTATTCCAAAAGCTATGCAAAACGCAAGAAGAGCGGTGAGCGCACACCGGTCACATTAAGAGATACTGGCAAGATGCTGAAAGCATTTCAAGTGCTTAAAGCTGACTATAAGAGCAAAGAATTGAAGTTCCGTTATGGTACTAAGGCTAATAAGCATGGTATCAAGATGAATGAACATAACGATGGTGTATTTGGACTTTTACCACAACGCAAGATCGCCGATGACCAGGCGCTCGGTAAGATGGTTGAGAATGGTATCGTGCAAGACTTCGCCAATCAGATTGAGAAAAATTTATCGCGTATGACAAAGACCAAACACATGGTCAAACTCTAAGGAGGACAGAATGTCCGAAGAAGCACAACAAGCGCCGCAGATAGCGGAAGGTACTCGATCGCCCGTAGAATCCAAAGTATCGACAGAGGTGGCTCCTGAAAGCCAAGAAACAGCAGTTGACGAAACGCCTGACGTTAATCAGTTGGTGGCAGAAAGCCGCAAGTATCGTAAAAGATCACAGGCCGCTGAAACAGAACTTGTGAAGCTGCAAAAACAGATTTCCACTGATCGTGAAAGTCAGATGGAAGAGCAGCAGCAATGGCAGACACTTGCAGAGGAGCGCCAGGCTCGGATTTCTGAACTCGAACCCATAGTGGAACGAGCAATGAATGAAGAATCACAGCTCCGCGAGCAAATACTTGCCGAATTCAGTGAAGAGGACCGCGAGACGTTTGGTGACTTACCGTTACCGAAGCTTCGTGCGTTACAAACAAAATTCAATCAAAACACTACACGCGTACCTATTGCCAGTAATCCTGGTGTACCCGCAAATGAAGTTCCTGAAGATTGGACTAAAATGAATCGGAGTGACAGAGCGAAACACTGGGATAAGATTGTCAGTAGTTACCGTAAATAAAAAGGAGTCTTAAATGGCTTACACAGCTTTTAGTGGAGACACTACCAGAGGCACACAACTGGATGTATTTATTCCTGAATTGTGGGCTGATGGCGTTTACCGCTATTTCGAAAAACAACTAGTATTCAAACCATTCTTTGATGATTACTCAAGTATGGTGAAAGGTGCTGGCGATGTTTTACACATTCCAACAGTTCAAGAAGTGGCTACTGCTACCAAAGCAGTAAACACTGGTGTCGCATACACTGTTGCAACTGAAACTGATATCGATCTTGCAATTGATCAACACATTTATGGCGCAAAACTTTTTGAAGATTTGGCCATGATCCAAAGTAACGAGCAATTGTTTGATAAGTATGCGCAGTCAATGGCATATGGGCTTGCAAAAGCTGTCGATACCAAGATTGAAGCCTTGCTTCAGACTATCGGTACAAATCAAGATCTCGCTGCTAATAACAGTATGTCTAATGCCGATGTGGAAACCGCTCTTGGTACATTAATATCAAACGATATTCCAGCAGATGAATGTGCGTTCTTTGTGAACCCACTGATCTATGCTGATCTATTGAACGCCAAGGCATTTGTTGCTGCTGGTGTTAGTGGATCAACAAGCACTTCGGCTGGTGTTGGTTTTGGAGCAGATAATGCTGCAATGAACTCTGGTCAAGTTGGAATGCTTTTTGGGATTCCAGTAATGACAAGTTCATTGATACCTACAACTTCATCAGATGGCATCGAAGTAGGATATCTGGTTCATAAATCAGCAATTGCTGTAGCAGTACAACAGGACATTCGGGTACAAAGCGAATATTCTGTGGATTATTTAGGCACAAAAGTAGTTGCCGACATTATCTATGGTGCTGTTATCACTACATCGAACCATGTTAAAGGAATCGAATTTTTGAATCCGTAAACCTTGGTTGTATCTACAGCGGGCGGTGCTTTGTCATCGTCCGCTGTATTAATGAAGGAGAGATTTATGATCGTATTAAAAAAAGATAATCATTATGAACACACTGACTCGCGAGAGATTGCTCAAGCAAAGGTCAATGATGGTTTTGAAGTAATTAAAAACTCATATGGCGGTCCTAGGATTGTCAAACAAGCAGCAGAACCGAAAAAGAAGATGTTCAGTAAAAAGAAATAGCTTTTTATTCAGGCTCGTTCACGGTTCGCCACAACCTTAGAGATTAGGAGAAACAATGGCAACATCAAATTTACACAGATATACTTCTCAGGAAGCAAATAACCGTTTAGGTGGAGGCGGTTATGATTATGTCACCAACGCCACCGTCAATTCCCACACTTATGTAGCTATTCAAGCACTATCAGTTGACTGCGTTATAACAGCAGCCACATCTACTGATACCGATATATGGGACACACTTTCATCCGTTACACTATTAGCTGGTCAAACAATCTTTGGCGAATGGTCATCTGTTCAGATAGCAAGTGGTGACTTCGCAATGGTTTACAGGAAATCGAGTTAATTATGGCAAATCTACATAAAAGAAGCGTTCAGGAAGCACTCAACGCCACAGTCGGAGGAAATTGGACAGCAAATTCCCCAGGGACTGCGGGATCAAGTTCAGCAGTAACAAATTCAATCCACTTAGCGTTAGCAACTATGACATCTACTCTTGGAGTCTATGCAGCTGTGGAGATTTATTTTAACTTTGCTGCTTCAGCAACAGATGTAACGGCAGCGAATGATATGGTGATTCCCAAGAATACGCTGACATTCATTACTGTACCTCGTGGCCTGGGCAATACAGTTTATTTCAATTACAATTCAACCAGTACAACAACTGGTGCAATTAAGACGGTGGAAATCTAATGCAAAGTTCAATGCTCAGACACATCACTGAAGACTTCGGCAATGGCGGAACAATAGATGGTGATGTAGTAATCACAGGCGATCTCCAAGTAGATGGCGGTGGATCACTCTCTTTTGATGAAATCATTGAAGGAACGCAAGTAATAGATGCTACTTCCACCGAAGCATTACTTGTCCGCAAGAACTCCGATGGTGGGGATGTGCTGGTTGTTAATACCACCAATGTCCGAGTTGGTATTGGAATAGCACCAACAGAAGGTACGCTCCACGTTCATACGGCGAGTGCTGGAAGTGTGACTGCGGTTTCGACTGCCGATGATTTAGTTGTAGAAAATAGTGGTAGTGGTGGAATCTCAATTCTTACACCAGATGCTTCTAACGCAAATATTTTCTTCGGAAGCCCGACAGATTCAGCGGGGGCACTTATACGCTGGAGCCATGATGGTGACTTTTTAGAACTGGCAACTGCTAACGCAGGGGCACACATGAAATTCATGACAGCGAATGAAACAGAAGCAATGCGTATCGACTCATCAGGCAATGTTTCTATTGGTTCAAGTAACAACGGTGTTGGTGGTTCTATTGATTTATCAGTAGGTAGTACATCA